GTTCCGAATGACACGGGACATTTGAATCACACAAATTCACAACCATTCGAGATCCAGAAAACCTAGACCGTCCATGCTCAGATCCTCGTCACCAAAGAGAATTCTGAAAACGGCATGGTAATACTCAGAAGCAGTAATACCAAACTTAGAATGAACTAGCGGGGTGAAATCATAAAGAAAACCAACCGAAGAAGGTTTCTTGATTTCCTGAAGAATACCCTCGAGACCTAAACGGATAAACAATCCGCGAAGATTCCAAGAGACACCCGCTAAATCAAGCATGCCGTCCTCATACAACTGTGCAAACTTTGCCAAGAAAAGCTTCTTGATGGCAGGGAAATGGCGGAACTCATAAGAGTAACTCAACGCCTTGCCACAAATATAAGCAGCGGGATCCTGCTTAGGATTTGGGCAGACGTTGAATCTCGCAATTGCCTTGCCAAGGAACGGTACCATAACGTAAGTACCGTTTGCAAGTTGTGTGAACCAACGGGAGAGAAACGAAACCCCCTGCAAAGTCTTAGAGACTGTGCACTTCACCTTCATATGTGCGAGTTTAGCTATGAACTCATATTGACGCACATAAAACCGGATCGGTCGTGTGGCGCGGTCGAGACGCAGCACACAGTCATCGCCAAGAATGGCAGCGGCCCCCACTCGGCCAACGTGAATCGTGAATGCCTTCAGGATGGTGGCATTCCACATGCTGTTCCTGAAAGTGGTAGACTGACTCCCAGTAGGAAGTTGATTTTTAATACGCACTTTCATGGCATATGTGTAATTGCTAGCAGTGTAACTGTTAGCAATTAACATAAGACTTGTCAGCCACATTGGAGCGCCGAACCTGCGCAACCAATTGACTTCCAGCATGTGGACATCGAGCACTTGACTGCTGTCATTAGCGCTAAAATCAGTGGAAATAAAGAGACTACTAGAGTCTCCTGACCTTTGAAAGTGGTCGACTATCTCCTCAGACGTTTTCTTGTAAGCGCCAGTCACTTCTAAAGTGTCCTGGCCACGTCTCTGATCAAAGCACTTAAACATGCGTCTAGTGCACTCTTGCATGATGGGACCTAAAACCGCATTGTGTATGTCAGAACTTTGGTAAATGATACGTGGAGCCCAGTCCTTATCGTGACGCTTCAAAAGCGCCTCCATTTTCACAAAGATTTGCTTGTCAGAAAACTGCTTGCTAGTCATCTCTGCTACTTGTCCGAACCTGATGGCCTTGGCCTGTTTGGCTTGCTTGGCCGGTTCGAATTGCTGGTTCCATTTCTCAAAAAGTTCAATTGACCACTCTATAGGTTCGAGTGGGTGCGGACAGATCTCATCAAGTAAATCGGCGTTCGCCAACTTGATACTCTTATGTACCCTTTCGGAAGTAAAATAATTACATCGCTTGTCAATCGCCGCTGAAAGACTGGCGAGAGTTTTAGAAGGAACAACAGGAAGATGTTCATAAATTGTCGGCCCGTAAACATCGTCGATGATACGGGTTGTGTCGTCTAAAACCCCATCTTTAGGGCGACCAAATGAAAAGGGTACAACAGGGTGTCGCAGTTGGCGAGTTGGATTCACGCGCGCTCTGCGGGCATGGTAGGCATTAGTTACTGAAAACCTGCCGGTAGTGAGTGTGTGACGCGTATGTGTATGCGTCATATACGTGTGTGTGTTGTGTGTGTGTGTGTGTGTGT